CTTCATAGATGGCGTCCTGCTCGGCCTCCAGCCGGTCATACCGCCGCCCCGCTTCCGTATTTGAATCAGCCAGGAAAAGGCGCTCCAATTCCCGCTCCAGTTCCGTATATCGGATGTACTTGTTTTGATCCTCCCGGCCCAATCCGTTCAGGATTTGGTCGTACTCCTGCTGTAGGCGATTTGAAACCAGGTCGCCCGTCTCATATTCCCGTCTGGCCCAGTATTCCGGGCTGCTCCCGCCGGAAAATCCCTCCGCGCTCTGGATGGCGTGCTGAATCTCGTGTACCAGGGTGTCCTCCGGCGCGTCACGCAGGGAGTTGTTCAGGGTGATGGTGTTTGTCCCCGTGTTGTAGGAACCGTGTGTCCCCTCCGGCAGGTCCGCAAACCGCAGGGCCGCCTGCCGCAGCTGGGGGTAGTTTTGATAAAGCTCGTCATGGCGCAGGAAGTCGGCCAGCCGCAGCGTCTGCTGTTCCTCCGCCCGGCCCGGGCCGTGCCCCTGGTCGAGCAGCTGGCGCAGCTCCGTCTGTTCCTCCTGGGTGATGGTCCCGTCGATGAACTTTCCCTCCAGTTCCCGGAAGCGGGCATACTCCGCCCGGTCGCTCCGGTTCAGGTCTCCCCAGCGGCTGTACTCCATGCCGCTGTCATCGATCTCGAACCGCCATTTGCCGTCCGCCCCGGTATACCACCCGGTCTCCCGGAAGATGGTCTCCATGGCCACGCCCTGGCGCTCCATCTCCTTGGCCCGGTCCAGGGCGTCCAGGTCCGCCCGCCTGGCGTTCTCCCCGCCGAAGCTGTAGCGGCCTTCCGCCGGGGGGCCGGTGGTCCGGTCTGTTGCCGCGGCGTTCTGGCTGCCACGGCCCACGCCCCGCTCTGTCATGGTCTGCTCCACGGTCTCGTTGAACCGCTCCGCGTGGACGGAGAAGGCGTTGATCCCGGCGTAGGCGTCCGCGAAAATTTCCTCCAGAATGGCCCATGCCTCCGCCTGTGTGCCGTCCTCGCCGGCGTTTTCCGTAACGGAGATCACGCCCCGCAGCTTCCGGATATATTGCTCCACCACACGGCCCAGATCTTCCGGCCCATACTGTTCCCGGACGCGGTCCTCCAGCTCCCGGATCAGGCCCGGCGTCTGTGCCGCCCGGTCATGGAAAATCTCATGGTCCGCGATCTGGTCCGGCGTCACCCGGATGTTGTCCGCCTGCACGATGATCCGGTCCCCGGTGAATACACCCCGGACCAGCCGGGCGCCGTCCGGCGTCCCGATCTGGATGCCGCCGGTCACGAACACGGTATCCAGCCCCGTCTCTTCCCGCACCCGGTCCGCTGTGGCCCGCAGGCCGTCATCCCAGGCGCTCTCCGGAATGACCTGAAGCGTTTTGGCGTCCGTGCCCCGCGGCAGTCCCAGGTCCTGGCTGCTTACCGGTTCTCCCCGTAGATCATGGACAGAATTTTGTCTTTCACGCGCTGCTCGGTAGGTGTCAGCGGGGCCTCTGCCTCTTTCTGCGCCTGTTTCCACGCCTCCAGTTTGCTCTCCGGCACCCGTACCAGAAAGCCGTCCGAGGTCTCCATCAGATACGCCGTCTCCCGGCTCTGCTCCCTGCTGTCCATTCTGCTCCATCCTTTCCGCCGTCACCGGCGCTTCGTCGATCCCGTCCAGATACCCGCTTCCGCCCTCTGCAGTCTCTACGTATCCGGCAATACTTGCTTTTGCATTGATGTAGTCCTGGTTGGGTGGGATATATCCATCCATGGACTGATAGCCGTTTGTCAGCATATCGTCCAGCACGAACTCCACCCGCTTTGCAGCGGCGATGTTCTCCTGGCCGTGGTTGTGAATGATGGCGTCCAGGGCTTTCTCGATTTGATCGTAAGAGAGGCCGTAGTCGTCCAGCAGCACGGTGATCCGCTCCGGCGCTGCCCGCTTGGTCCTCCGGTATTCATACCCGGTCTGGTAATCGCCCAGGCGAAGGGTCTGCCCGCCCTTTTCTGTGACAGAGAGCTCATTCAGCAGCTCCGCCGCCGCCTCGCTGTAATACCGGTGCACCTCCGGATGGTCGAACTGGAAGGCGTTGATCCTCCGGTCTCCCATATCCTCGCTGCTGCGCTGGTCAATATGCTGGGCAGGGTCAACCTGATAGACCCTTCCGCCGGCATCCACGTCCATGTCACCCCGTTCTGCCAGGGCTGCGAACTGCTCGTCGGAAAGCGTGGCCTGGTCCACTCGCCCCCCGCTCTCCAGGGTCTGGATCACAGGGTCCGCCGCCGGCGTGGCCTGCGTTTGCCGCCCTGCCGGCTGCGCCTGATCCTGCTGCACCTGCGCCGCCCCTTCCGGGGCGGCGGTTTGTGTGCCCGCGGGCACCGCCTGCGTGATCTGCGGGCCCTGCGCCTGCCTGTTCCCGGAGGGCAGGGGGGAGGCGGTTTCCACCTGTCGCCGCGCCTGGGCCTCCGCCGCCCGGCGTGCCGCGGCGTTGATCCCTCTCGCGGCGCCGATCTGTCCGCCGCCCAGGACGCCGCCCACCACGGCGCCGCCCGCGAACTCCTGTGCGGCGGTGGCGGGGTTGAAGATGGCCCGCTCGTCCGTGGTGGAGAACAGGGGATTGCCCGCCCCGTACATGGGGTTCTGCAGGGCACGCTCGATCACGCCCTGCACCACTTCCTCCTTGCCCTCGTCCACCATGGCCTCCACCCAGGACTTCCAGGCGCTCTGCCCGCCTCTCAGCTGGTCCGGCAGGGTCTGGATGCCGCCTCCGATTTCCACGGCGGCGTTCATCAGGCCGTTTCCAATGGCGTACAGCGCCGCCTTTGCCCGCATGGCGTTCTGGTTCTCCGGCGGCTCGTAGGTTTCGCCGATCAGCGCCGCGGTCATTTCCTTCTGCGCCTCCAGCTCGATCATGTCGTCCAGAGCGTCCTCGTAGCTGCTGCCCACCACCTGGGCAAAGGAGGTCCAGTACTGGGGGTTTTTCGCCATGGAGCGGACGGCCCCCTGTACCGTCGCCGCCACGCCGGGGCTGACGGCCTGCGCCGCTGTACTGGTCAGCCCCGCCGTGGTCTGCGCGGCCGCGCTCCCGCCGCCGGTCAGCAGGGCAAGGACCGCCTGGGGCAGGGCGGCCACTGTGCTGGCGCCCAGGTCCTCAAAGATCTGGGCGGCCTTTCCGCCCCGCGTCGCGTTGGGCGCGTAATGCGCTTCAATGGCCTCCTGCTCCTTCCGGATGTCCGCCGCCCATCTGTTGAGAAGTCCCTTGTCGGAAAAGGTGCCCAGGTCATTTCCGCTCAGCAGTTCAAAGGGCGCAAGCGCGATATCCTCAGCCAGCGCGAAGGTGTCTCCGCCAAACCGCGCCACCTGCTCCAGACCCTTGACCACCGCGCCTTCCACGGACTTTCCGAAAGAATACGCCCCCTCGATCTTCCCGCCGTTTTCCGCCCGCCCAGCCTTCCGGCGGGGGTTCGTGATTCGGTCCAGATCCTCTTCCAGCGCCTTTCTCGCTGTGTACGCGGTCCGGGTCTGCTGGCTGTCCAGGCCGAATTCCCGCCCGATTTCCTCCAGTGCTTCCCGCTCCAGGCCCTCCGCCGTGAGCCTGGGAGCGGCAGCGCGAGTCTGCTCGATGGCGTCCAGGCGGACCAGTGCCTCCCGGATGGCGTCCGCCCGGCTTTCATCGGTCTGCGTCCCTTTTGTGCCGGAGGCAGTGGGCAGGGAAGGGGAGGCCACCCGGCCCTTTGGCTGTGCCCACGACGGCGCGGCTGAGCTTAGCGTGGATGCCCGGTTCCGCACCACCTGTACCTGTTCCTTTGTCGGGTTTGCGGATCCGTAGACCCGCTCCCGCAGCTTTTCAAGATTAGATGGCATATCATCACCCCGCAAGATTCAAAGCCTGGAGGATCGTGTCGATCCCTTCCTCGTTGATGTTTCCGGCCTCCAACTGGTTCAGGAGATAGCCGGTGATCTCCTCTTCTGTGCTGTTTCGTGCCATATTCTGTACATTTCTCAGTACCATCCCGTAAGCGGGGCCGTATGCGCCGGCGCTGGAATTATTCAGGATCGTCTCGTAGTCCGGTAGATTAGATTGGGAGACAGTCACGCCGCCGCTTTCCGCCTCCTCCTGGGCAATTTCCCACTCCGTATAATCATCGTAAAGTCTGGAATTGGATGTGAAGCCGAATTTCTTGTAGTTGTTTGCAATGTAGCTCTTTGGATGTCCGGACTCCATAGCCGCGGCAAATAGTCCGTTATAATCCTGGGCCCCGCCTCCGCCGCTGTTCCTGCCCCCGCCGGAGCTTCCGCTTCTGACCTGCTGGGCAGCCTGCCGCCGGTAGGCTTCCTCCAGGGCCTGGACATACTCGCTCCTGTATCCGGAGGCGCCCACCAGATCCGCGCTGGGGCTTCCGCCGGCGGCCAGAATGGCATCCACCTGGGCCCGGGCCAGGTCCGTTTCCTCCGCCTGCTTTTGCTCGTACAGCCCCACCTTGTCCATCCAGCGGTTGTAATCCACGCTGTCCTGCCCCTGGAGGGAGGCCAGTTGGTTCTGCAGAATATCGAAGTCGGAGAGATACTGGTTGAAGGCAAAGTTCCGGTCCGTGTTGAACTGTCCCAGCTGGTCCAGGTACTTGGCATAGTCCAGCTGCTCCTGCGTGTTGACCGCATTCAGATCCTGCAGGCTCATGTTGTACTCGTTCAGGTAGCGGTCGTATGCCTGCTGGTACAGCGTAGGGATGATGTCGTTCAGCTGGGTCGCGTAGTAGTCCCCGGCCTGGGTGGCCGCCGTGAGAGCCGCCGTGGAGGGCCGTCCTCCGCTGGCCGCTGCCGCCTGGCCCAGTGCGTTTGCGGTGGCCCGGTCTCCCTCCCGCAAATAGGACTTCTTGTAGCTGCTCCACTGGGGGTCATCCTCCTTGCTCCAGGAGAAGTCCGGCCGGTTGATGATGGCGTCCAGCAGCGCCTGCTGCTGTTCCGCGTACTGGTTCTCATAGCTGGGGCGCTCCTGGTCAAAGGTGAAGCTCCCGAAGCCGTTGATCTTGTCCAGCACGCTGTCGATCTGGTTCGGGATCTTCCCGTCCGAGATGTAGTCCGCACCGTATTTTCCGCCGGTGTACCCGCCGTAGCTGGACCGGAGCTGGTTGGCCGCCTCGTTGGCCAGCAGCTTTGCCTCCGGCGTGGTCGCCTTGTGGATGTCCTGTTTCAGCCCCAGGATGGAGTATCCGAACTCCGGGTATTTTCTGGCCGTGTCCAGGTCCGCCTGAGAGAACTCCCCCAGCAGGCCGGCGTTGCTGGCCGCTGTCAGAAATCCGTCATAGGTGAAATTCGGCATGATCTTTCCTCCTCACTGTCTTCCCGGTAGAGATTTCAGGCTGCTCCCGTCGTAATACTCCCGTGCCAGAGAATATACCCGGCAGCCGCCGTGCCCTTCCAGTTTGATCCGGTAATGGTCCCCGCGCCGCGGCACGATGGGGAGGGTGTAGCTTCGTTTCACACCGCCCTCCAGCGTCCCGTTTACCGCGATCCATTCGCCCGTCGAATCGAACATGATGAAGAGCTGCACTTCCGCGCCCTCGTCCACCTCCAGCCGCAGCAGGAGCTTGGAGACGCCCTTCTTGTTTGGACTGTCCTCGCACCAGTCGGCAAACTCCGCCATCCAGTCAAAGGCATCCTCCATTGTTGCCTCTTCCGGCGGATTCTGGATGTTCCCGGTGATCCAAATGTTCCCGCCCTCGTCCAGCAGATAGAGATTTCCGGCGCAGCGGGCAAAGTGTGTGGACTGGGTGGCGTCCTCGATGTGCCACGCCCCCCGCTGGGTGTCGTAGACATACAGGAGATAGGCGCCGTCCTTCCCGGCCATGGAGACGTAGTATTTGAGCCCATCGGACCCGCCCACGGCGTCCTCGAACCGCTCCACTCCAAACGCCGCCCCCACCGGCCGGGGGATGCCCCCGGAGTAGGCCATGATCCCCGCCCGGGAGTGGTAGAACAGAATCTCTCCGGCAATCGCCAGGCTCCGGTCGCTGCCGGCCGCCACGCCCAGGGTAGCGCTGCCCATCACTTCAAAATTGGTTGGGATGGAGCCGTACACCTTGTAGATGTGGTCCTCCTTGAAGAAGATGGGATACCCCAGAAAGGAGATACATGCCGTGAAGCTGCCGGCGCTGCCGGTGTCTACGGAATAGCTGTCCGTCGCCAGTCCCTCGTACACATTCCAGTTGAAGATGTCCCCCAGCTTGGAGGCGTAAATGGTGGTCTTGTCGCAGCCCCACAGGCGGTTCTCGTTCTCGCAGACGAACAGCAGGTCCGGCACTGTCCGGGAGACCGAAAGCTCCCCGGTTTCGGTGTAGGGCGTCACACCGTCCTCGCCATCCAGGGTGAAGATGTATTCGTAGAAGTACAGCTTGTCCCCGTCGATCTCCCGGATCACCGGGGTTTTGTTGTTCTCTGTGTGCTTCGTGCATCCCGCGATGGTCACGGCGTCCCCAGCCTTGAAGTAGTCCTCCCAGTTGACGCCCTCCGCCTGGATGCAGTTGGCCTCCGCGTCCTCTTCATACAGTTTCCCGTTGGTGAAGGTGAGGGAGGCACCGGTCCAGGTGGCCTCCAGATTGCCGAACTCGTCCGCCGCCGTGTTGTAGTATGCCTTGTCCGGGAAGATCACGATGTAGGCTCCCAGGGCGGTGAAGGTCTTCCGGCCGGCTGTCACAGTCCCCTTGGCCACACCATCATAGTAGAACGTGGTCCCGTCCACCCAGCACAGCTTGTCCCAGCAGAACAGACCGCCGGGGTCCTGCAGCGTCTTGTACAGCATCCGCCGCGACCTGGTCGCCAGCAGGGGAGAGTAGTCGCTGCACAGGTTTCGCATATCCCACAGCTCCCCGTCCTTGGCGCCCAGGTTGTGGTTCAGGCCGGCGAACTCGTCCTGTTTGGCGGTCTTGATCCCGTCGGCATAGGATACCTGCGGCAGTCTCACTTTCTGTCACCTCCTCGGAAGTCGATGAATCGGGATAGGACCTCCAGTGATTTTACGGAGATCGTGTCCGGCGCCGGCGCCCGCAGCTTCGTAAAACGGATCTCTGCCGGCGTCTCGGCAAGCTGTCGGTGCTGCTCCTCGTATTCTCCCCGCTCTCCGGGGGCGCGGAAGGTGAATCGCCCCTGGGCCACGCGGATGTTTCCGTCCTCGTCCTTGGCTGCGAACTTCTCCACCAGCTTCCGCTCCTCCGCCGCGAAGGTCTCCGCTTCCGCCGCCGTGGCCTGTTTGACCTTCATCAGGGCCAGAGCCAGGGAGTAGGGGACGGCCTGCCGCCCGACCTCCTCCGCCGCCAGGTTGGCCATGACGGCCTCCATCAGCGTTATTTTCATGTCTTACTCCTTCCCGGCCGACAGGGCCGCCACTTGTTCTTTCAGTTCTGCTATCTCCTCCGCCATCTGCTGGATTTTGGCAATCGCCATAATCTGAATCTCTCCATAGCGCAGGGTATAGAGGCCGTCCGGCCGTTCCTCGCCGGGCGGCTCTGTGCACAGGGCCGCGAAGTCGCTCTCCGGGATACCCTCGTCCGCCAGGGCCTCCTGCACCTCCTGGGCAATCAGGCCCAGGTGGCGGCGCTTGTGCCCCTCATAGACGAAAGTGCAGGGCTTCAGCCGGTCAAAGACGCCCAGGTATTTCTCCACATCGTACTGCTTCTCCGTCTTCAATCGCGCGTCGGATGTTGCGGCCGGCTCCCCGTTGATGAATACCGTGTCCCCGGTGATGGACACCTGCGTACTGGTGCACACCACCGTGGAGACGCCGTCATATCCCATCCGGGCGCCGTTGGTGGTGCAGATCACCACCGCCGCCTCGTTGCTGCTGGCAATGGCGATGCCCGCCGTGGAACTCCCCGAAGCCGTCATGCCGGACATGTATCCGATATAACCGCCCAGGGAGAACCCGCTGGCCGTCCGGTACACGTCCATCTGTCCGCCCAGGTGGATGATGTCCGCGAAGATGGTCCCCGTGGTGATGTTGTCGCCGTTGATGACTGTGGCGCCGGAGGTCTCCAGATCCGCGAACAGAACCATTCCGGTGAATGTCACCCGGGCGGAGTCGATCACGGCCCCGTTTGCGGACAGGTAGATGGTGGAGCTGCTCTCCCCATTGCTCACAGAAAGGGAGAAGCTGCCCACCGTCTGCTGCAGGCTGCTGATCTGCCCTGCCTGGTTGGCAACCGTGCTGGAGAGGCCGTCGGCCGTCACCTGCAGGGCCGCGATGTCTCCCTCGGCGTCTGTGATCTGCGCGGCCAGCCCTGTGGCTGTGGCCTGCAGGGTGGTGATGTTCCCCTCCGCGTCCTCCATCCGGGCAGACAGTCCCGCCGCCGTGATGGCAAGCTGGGTAATCCGCTCGTCGCTGTCCTCCAGATGGATGTAGATGGGCTCGGTGATGGCGTTCTCCCAGTCGTCCACCGCCGCCTCGTTCATGTTGGAGAGATCCAAGTTGTGCAGGGTGTACCGCAGCTGCTCCACCAGCATATACATGTAGTTTTGGATTGTGGTGACCTGCTCTTTCAGGCTCTCCTCCCCGGTGAACGTGGGGAAGTTGCTGTCGATGTACAGCCAGTTGGATGGCACGTCGTCTCGCCTCCTGCAAGAAACGGGGCCGGCCGCACCGGCCGGCCCCTCGTCCGTTTATGTTGGATGAAATTTTTTGTGATACCGGTACAGCATGACGGCGAACCGTTTTCCAGTCAGCGGCTGGTCCAGCATCAGGTCCCCGGCGCTGTTGCCCAGCATGATGCCCTCACTGGTGATCCACTCCACCGCTTTTTCCGCCTCTGTCGGCTCCGCCGCCGGCGTGTCCTCTTCCGCATAGGCAATGCCCAGGTAGTCCAGGATGCCACGGGCCTCCGCCTCCGCTAATCTCTGCCGGTAGCTGCTATTCCGCAGCTTCTCTACGTCCTCCTGGTTCGTGTGGAAGCCGTGCTCGATCAGCACCGCCGGCGCCACCGTCCCTTTCAGTACGTAGAGGGACGGGTCCTCCACGATGGGGGAGGACCGCACCGCGATCCCCGCCGCCTTCACCGCCTCCAGGATGCGCTGCGCCGCGGCATAGCCGCCGCTGGTCTCGCCGAACACATAGGCGCTCCAGCCGGAGGCGGAGGACCAGCCGCTGCCCGCCGCCGCATTGGAGTGCAGGCTCACAAACAGGTCCAGCCCCCGGATGTTGTTGGCGATCTTGCACCGCTGGGCCAGGCTCACCGCCTCGCCGCCGGTGCGGGTCATCGTCACGGCCACACCGTACCGCTCCAGGATGGCCTTGATCCGGTTCCCCATGTCCAGGGCGAACTCGTGCTCATAGTAGGTGCCGTCCGGGCTCTTGTTGGCCAGGTTGCTTGCGTCGTGGCCCGGGTCCAGGCAAACCGTCTTTTTCTCGCTCACAGGTGCTTCCTCCGTTTCTCCGTCGTCCAGGTACAGCAGGATCAGGTTCTGGCTGGGGTCCTTGCCCTGGATCAGGACGTTCTCGCTCTTCACATACAGATTGACCTTGCCTCCGCCGTCCATCATCACGGCGAATTGACAGCCCTGGCCCACCATGTAGTCCCGCAGGTCCTCCGGCGTCATGGCGCCGCTAGAGCCGTCAGAGGCCCCGTAGGTGATCCAGGTATCCTTC